CGACGGTGGCGCCGTGCTCAACGATGGCGGCTTTTCACACGCCGACCGGACGCTCGAGTTGCAATGGCCATCGACGGACCTGGCGCTTTCAGAATCCGTCGAGCGCATGGCGCAGCTTTACACGCGCGTTCAGGTGTCGGTGCGCTCCGGCGTTTACCTCGCCGCGCTCGAATCCTTTACGCCTGGCGCGGCGCTGTCGTCGCTGCGCCTGCTCGTGCTCTCCAAACTCAGCAGCTAAGGGGCAACCATGCCGGCACCATCCGTTTACACCTTCAGCGCCGAGGCGAAGATCGCGGCGAATACAACGTTCGTCAACCTGCTGGACACCGGCACCGCGGCCAAGTGGAAAGTCCGCGATGCGTCCGATGTGCTTCTGGCCGAGGCGCTGTTCGATGATCCCTGCGGGACTGTGAACGGCACGACGGGGCAGGTTACGTTCGTGCTCGACGGCAGAGACGAATCCGCCGTCGCAGGCGGCACGGCCGCCTATGTGGAATTCACAGAGTCGGACGATACCGTCCATCTTTCGCTGCCAGTCCAGCAGGGCATCGCGGCCGTCTCCGGCTATGCGGTGATGAACTCGCTGACGATCGTGGCCGGCGCGCCTTTCGAGATCATCACTGCGACGATGGGGTAAGACATGGCCACGCCGACAATCTACCGATCGACAGACGCCTCTGCGCCCGTGCTGACTGGCGAAGTCGGCAAGCTCATCGCCCTGCTCAAAGCGTGCCTTGTGGATGGGTACGGAGCGCTGCCGGCCGCTGGCTGGAGTCGGCCCTACAGCAGTGGCACGGATTACGCCGCATTCCAGGTTGCAGCATCGAGCGGCTCGGATGCGCTGCTTTGGGTGAACGACACCAACGCGCAAATGGCGCGCGTCGTTGGCTACAAGTCAATGTCTGCCATCCTGGTCGGCACAAACCCGTTTCCGACAGAGACGCAGTTCTCGGCTGGCCTGTATTGCCGGAAGTCCGTCGCCGCCAGCGCCACCGCGCGCCCGTGGATTCTGATTGCCTCGGGAACTTTCTTCATGCTGATCATTGCCGGGAACCAGACGGTTTTCGGAAACTTCGACGGCGGCGATTCAAACCTCGCATTCGGTGATCTTCTGCCGGCGCTGTCGGGTGATGGCTATCACGCCATCATCGCGGCCGGGACGGATACCTCCACCACATCGACGACCGCCACCACCACGCGGCAGGTGCTTCCCCTACTCGGCACTACGCCGGTCGGGCACTACCTCGCGGCCAGCTACACGCAGACGGGCGGCTCCATCACGCTGAACAAGCGCGCGACGGGCGTGCTGGCGCAGGCCATATCTGGCGTCTCCGGTGCAGCCTACCCGGAACCCTGCAGCGGCGGATTGCACATCAGCCGCGTGGCAGTGACCGAATCCAGCCTCGCCACGCGCGGATACATCCCCGGCCTGTGGGCGCTCGGCCATGCTTACACGTCGTTTACCAACTTCGACACGTTCAGCGGCAACGCCTCGTTGAGCGGGAAGAACTTCATCATTGTCAAGACGGGCACCTATGGGTTCTGCGTCGAAACCAACGGCGGGTGGTAGCTATGGCAGACCTCGGCGCAGTGGGGCAAGACGGCAGCAACGCTCACGACTTCATCCAGGTGATGAACATCAATGTGAACGTGACGCCGACAGACCAGACGATCAGCGGCGTGATCTATGACGACACCAGCGCAACCGTTGCGCGCACGGTGCGCGTTTACCGCCGATCGGACGGTGCCTTTGTCGGCGAAGTGACCAGCAGCGGCGTCGATGGCACGTACACCATCGCGTGCCCCGACGAGGAAGTGCAGCGCATCGTGCTGGATGACTCCGGCGGCACGCTTTACAACGACATCATAGACCGGGTGATTCCGGCCTGATCCGATGCCGGCCTACACTCGACCAGCCTACAACGCGGCGAATGCGACGTTCAGCGGTGCGGCGGCCTATACGCTGCCCGCGAACGACGAAGCCGACGCCACATGGTACGAGGGCGACGCCTTCGGCTATGTGGCCGTGCCTGGGCCTCTCGGCGCGCCTAGCGTGCGAACGCACAGCCTGCATGCAACGATCAGCATTCCAGGCATTCTCGGCACTCCATCTGTGCTGGCGCGGACTGACTCGATCGCTCGGATCTTGGTGCCAGGGCCTCTCGGCGCCCCATCCTTTGTCGGGTTCCACGACTTCACGGATGCGGTGCAGAACGCGGCCACATGGTATGTCGCCGATCTGGTGACGCCCGGCGGCCTGGTGCGCGTTCCGGTCAGTTCGTGGCAAGGCACGCTGCAGACCGACCGCGAATGCTTCCTGACCTGCGTAGTCCCGAACTGCTCCGAATGGCTTACCTCTATCGGCGAGGCCACGGAGTTCGTCATCAGCCGGCAGGCGGTGTTGCCTGACGGCTCGACGTTTGAAAACGAAGTGTCCCGCTCGCCGCTTGAGACGGTCCAGACGGACAGAGGGCCGACGAACTACACGGCTACGCTGTCGGGCTACTTCGACGCCTACCAGGCCAGCGAAAACCCGCCAGAAGCGCTCGACCGAGTGCTTGAAGGCGTGCGCTCGATCAGCGTGTATGACTCTGGCATCCGCGTGCGCTGCGCGATCGACTGGACGTTGCGCCCAGGCATGCGTGCCATCTATGCAGACACGTCCTTTGTCGTCGTCTACATGAACCTCTACGGTGTCGATTCGGATCAGTACATGGACATCGGCAGCCGTGAGGGGGCCTGATGGGCTATGCGATCGTCAACGGTCCAGGGCCTGACGGCCGCTATACGCTTTCGCTCGACTTCGGCGAATCGCAGCGGCAGGCGCTGATTGCCGCGCTCAACGAAGCGCTTGCCAGGGTAGATGAGAAGATCCCCGCGGCGCAGTCGAAGGTGAACCAGGCCGAAGCCGCTAAGGCCGCGCAACTGGTCAAAGTGCAGCAGGCGTTCGAGGAACTGCAGGCCGCGATGAACAATCTTCCTCCCGGCAGCCCCGTGCCCGATACGTCGGTCTATACCGAAGAACTGAAAACCTACCGGACGCTCGAGCAGAAGCTCGCGCCATTCGAGACGGCGCTGAAGTCGCTTGAGCGGTCGAAGAAAAACGTTCAACTCAAGATCATCGAATACACCAACCTCGTCGTCACGGAAGAACGGCAAGCGTGGTGCTGCGACTTCACCGAGAACGCGCCGATCGGTTTGGCGCTGGCTACGGTGGACATTCCAGGCGACCCGAACCTTGTGCTATTGGCCCCAGGCGGCCGTTTTTGGGCAGGATCTGACGGAGTGGAAAAAGAGCGCGCCCTGTGCTCTCCAGAACAGGCGTATTTCAACGCCGCGATATTCCCCGGCTGGCAGAAGTACAAGCCGACGTACAGGTGGGGCACGATCACTGCGCTGGATCGTGACACCGGGCTGGCTACCGTCTCGCTGCCCGACACGCGCTCAAGCGCAAACCGCTTGCCGATCGACCAGGAAAGCGTCCTAACCGACGTGCCGTTTCAATACATGACCTGCGGACACCAGGCCTTCGATGTCGATGACAACGTAGTGATCCAGTTCACGGGCTACCTTTGGAACGTGCGGACCATCATCGGCTTTCTGGACAACCCGAAACCGTGCCCGCTGACGTTTGTAGGCGGTGGGCCTTTCAACGGCGCAGGTTGCCAGCTGCAGGTCGGGATTCCGATGGATTGCCAGGAAGTATGGTCAACCGCTGGCGAACTGTTCGCGGGTTTCGATGAGTCAATAAAGAACTGCTGGTCGGGTGGCAAAAAGCCATACACCTTCGAGTTCATCGACGGCGATGCGCCTCCTGGCGTTTCTATCGACCAAGAAACCGGGTTCATCATCGGAACGCCAAGCGCGATGTTCTCAACCAGGACGCTGCGAATCCGCGCCTATGACGCGCTCTACGAAGCCGGAGTAAACGAGCGCTTCGCGGACTCGAGCGCAATCGAATTCAGCAGCGGCCAGGTTGCCTTCCCGTCAACGGCGACAAGCGGGAACATCTCCTGGCTATCGGACGGGACCGCGCTGCCGTTTGACTGGCATACAAGAAACTCCAGCCCGCTGTGGAATTCGCTGTTTCCGACGCTGGCCGACAGCATCCTCTACAGCAGGTTCGAGATGCACGCCACGGCAGTCGGAGCCGGCGCACGGTCTGACCAGGTGAGCAACAGCTCGGACCAAAATCTCCTGATTGAGTATGGAGGCGTTGACATCTTCAGCGAAGGCAGCCTGTGCGTTTACGTCACGGCAGACCCGACAGCGAATCCATACCTTACAGAATGTTCATTGCAGATCGGCTATTCGACCAACTCGATCACGGACCCGCATGGCGTGCTCGGGAGCGCACTTCTGAGCGTTTTCAATCCACCCTGGCTTACCTGACGGACAGACACCATGCCGACCGCAATCACCATCACAGGCCTCGAGCAGACCGCCGTCGAGATCAATGGGCTGCCAGATACGATGGCGCGGCGCGTCGTCGCCGAGATGTCGCAGATCGCCTATGACTCCATGCTGACAGGCGCAGGCCGGCACAATCAGACGGGCGCGCTGTTTCAGTCGGTCTATAACCGCTCGCTTGCGCCGGCATTCAGGCAGGTCGGGCACGACGAACAGCGCGCGCCGCATGCGAAATTCGTGCTGTACGGAACCCGCCCGCACGAGATCAGGCCGAAGGACAAAAAAGCGCTGCGATGGGTATCCGGCAACCAGTTCGTCTTTGCGAAGCTGGTGAAGCACCCCGGATACATCGGCGACAACTATCTCAACCGCGCCGCGGATGATGCCGTGCGCCAGTTCTCCGCGATCGTCGATCGCTCCATTCAAGGGGTCTAAAGCATGGCACTCGTCTATACCTACCCGGACGCATATCTAGCGGACTTCTGCACCGAAGAACGCGAAGCCCGCGCCATCGCCGACGTGCTCGTGATGGCCGGCACGCGGACATTCTCGGCCGACTGGACCGAGCGCCTCGTCATCGTGCAGACGTACATCCTCGCCTGCATAGAGAACCAGGCCAGCGCCGAGGATCTTTTCACGGCGAAGCTCAAGACGTACCGCGACCAGCAGGCGATCATGCTGCCACAGGCCGCGTTCGACGCTGACCAGACGGCGGAGGTTGTCGGCGCCGGCCTGTCGCTGTTCTCGATCCCGCTGGAGCGTGCGTGATGATGACCGCGCTGGAATGGGCGCGCGACGCGCTGGCGGCAATCCCAGGCCTGGCATCCTGCAAGATCGGGCTTGAGGCGAACATCAGCCCGGCGAGCTATCCGATGATTCGGCTTGTTCCTTCGCGCATCGTGCCGGGCAAGCCATACGGAAACCGCACCGCGGAGTGCTTCATCTACTTCGGCACGCAGACGACGAACTCGCAAGGGCTGGAGGCCGTCTATGCCAACTTGTTCGACCTGGAGGCGGCGATTCTCGACGTGCTGAAAACGCTCAAGGGCCGTTATGTCGAGACGCTGACCGACGAGGACAGGCTCGACACCTACAAGCTGATGGCAGTGCGGTGCGAGTTGCAGACTCTGGAGCTACACGCTGCGGCCGGCGTGCTTGCCTCGCAAGGTTCCGGCGTGGCATCGAGCGCCGATCGGGCCTGACCTATTGCGCTTCGGCTAGGGTCTTGATGGCATAGCGCGCGTCGCGCGTCGCGTTGACAACGGCGACGGTCTGCTCGCCGGCCAGCACGCGGGCCAACTTGTCGCGGCTTCCGACCACGCGCGCCGCCGCGCTCGGGTTCAGGCGCTGCAGGAATGACACGTCTGCGCTGTCGTCGGGTTGATCTGCCGGCGTCTTTCCCGTCAGATCTAGGCGCGGCGCGGTGACGCACCGGCAGTATGGGTGGAACGGCGGCAGCGGCGCCTTTGCCTTCGGATAAACGCCTTTGCCCAGGCCCCAAACGTCACGGCCGGCGAACAGGTCGCATATGCACGGCAACTGCACGCCAGGCGCGCGGCGGATCTGGACGTATTGCACAGCATCGTCGGCCATCAGCGCCAGCGCCTCGCGCTTCGCATAGGCGCGGTGTATTTCCGTCTGCGCGATGCGCTGCGAAAAGTAGCGCATGCGCTCGAACCATGCGATCTCGATGCGCTTTTCCAGGCCCTTCGCACCTACGCCGTCCGCGGCTTCTGTGATGGCGTCCAGTAGCGACGTATAGGCCGCGCGCAGCCCCGGCGTTGTCAGGCCGTTGACCTGCAGCTGCGCAAAGTGCGAGGAAAGCGCACGCTCGACACCCGGCTCGGTGCGCAGGACTTCGCGCAGGTACTGCGGCAGTTGCGGGTTTGTCGCCTTGAACTGCAACGGCTCGGCATCCGGTGGCCTGAATGCGTAGCCCTCGAAAAGCTCAAGCGCCAGCGATCGCGCATCGGTGAACCCCTTCACATGCCGATCAACGATACCCGAGACGGTGGCCGCCACCTGGTCGGCTTCCTGGTACAGCCGAGGCGATAGGCGCATCGGTCCGACGTTCATCTGCAGCACTTCTGACGCCGTGACGGCCTCGCCAGTGACGGCGGTCAAGGCGGTGGCCAGCGTCGCGGCTAGATCGGCTTCGATCGTACCCATGACTTCGGCGACGGCATCGCGCACAGGCACGCCGGAACCGATCATTGCGATCAACTCGGCGAACTGCTCGCGCATGTCCTCGTCGATGCGCGCCGCTGCAGCGGCCAATAGCTCGCGTTCTTCGTCGGCCGTCACAAAGGCCCCGCCATGTCCACCGCCATGTCAACGACAACCCAGGCTGTCGGCTGCGATACGCCGAAGCGGCGCTGGATCTCTCCGCTGATCTCCCGGCGGTGCAGGCCAGCGCGAAGCATGTCCATTGCCATCTTGACGCGCCGAGCACGCTCGCATGCCTGCGGGTCTATGGCGTAAACCACCTCGAGCAGATCGGCCGGCGGGCGTTCCATCCTGGCCAGCGCGGCGGTCATAGGCCCTGCACCTTGGCGCCGGCTGGCGTCTGCGTGACCACGCCAAGCAATTCGGCAAACGCACGACTCAGGCCGTCAACCTGGTCATCATGGCGCCCATTCGGGAAACTCCGTAGCTCGTCGAGCAACGCCGCATTCCAGTCGCCGCGCAGCATCAGCACGTTGCCCACGTTGACCTGAGAGGCGAACGGCTCGGCGCGGGTGATCTTGTCGCCGGATTCCGGGCTACTCGAGACGCGAAAGCCGGCGAGCTTGCGGGTCAGGTCGAGCACCTGTGTCTTGCCAGCCTGCCCAGGATCTTGAGGGATCGAGATTCGCACGTTCACTCCATCACGAACAGCGGTGTTATGAAGCGCGCGGTCCCTTTCGTCGGGGCCAGCGCGCAGGCGCACCATGTCAGCGATGAGAAAGCGTCCGTCCCGGAGCTTGCCCAGCTTTGGACCTGCAGTGTAGTCGCCGTCTACGGTTCCGGCAAAGTCCCATCCGCGCGCCCATTCGGCAGGCAAGGCCGGCAGCGCCTCGACAATCTGGATCTGCTCGGGCTTGAACAGCACGCCGCCGGGTGGAAGTGGCTTTTGCTGGTACAGGCTCGCCCAGGTGCGCTCGATGGCCTGAAACGGCTTCCAGTGGTCCAGGCTGAACCATTCCGGCCAGAGCGTCTCGCCGATTCGGCGCCCGAGCGGATCATCGGCGCGATCGCAGATCGCCGGAAGGCACAGCACAAGCCAGCGCCTGCCGTCCTTCCCGCTGAACCATCCGCTCTCGCCGTCCCATTTGTCGGGCAGGATGCGCCCGGCTACGTCGTCCTCGTGCCATCTGGTCGTGATCATCACCTGCGGCGCGCCGGGAATCAAACGACTGCAAAAGTCGTCGGTGTACGCTTGCCAGGTTGACTCGCGCACCGTGTCGGATTCCGCCTGCTGGCGCCCGCGGATAAGGTCGTCGCACAGACCGAGCGCTGCGCGGTTGCCGGTCAGGCCCGAGAGAATGCCGCCGGCCATGAACTCCGATCCGTTGTCGAGCGTCCAGACGCCTGCCGCCTTCTGGTCTGCGCGCAGGCTGCGGCCGGTCAGGTTCGCATAGCTTCTGGAGTTGATCAGTTGCCGAGCGCGCCGGCCCTGCTTTTCTGCAATCTCTGTGGCGTAGCTCGCCAGGATGACATGCCGGCGCGGCTTGCGTGACATGAACCAGGGCACGAACACCACGTCGCAATACGTTGACTTTGCGGAACCCGGCGGCATCAGCACCATGAGGTTCCCGATGCTGCCATCCTCGACGCCCTGCAGCCGTTCGAGCAGCAGGCGGTGATGATCAGCCAAGCTGTCGAGCTTCATCACCGAGAACCGATCTTCCTCCGCTTCCTCTGTCAGCGGCACCGTGGGGATGTCCACCATGCACGCGAAGTCGGTCAGGTTGCGGCGCGCAAGCTCACGGCGCGCCGCGATGATGTGCTCTGGCCGAATCTCAGTCAGTTCCATTTGGAAGGCGTAGCGCGGCCAGCGCTCGAAGCTGCTCGACGGTGGCGCTTGAGATGTCAACGCGCGCCAGCGTTATCGGGTTGTCCGAATCTCCAGCGATGACGGTACGCTCGCCGTAGCGCTTCGGGTCCCATTTGGCCAAGAGCTTTAGCCGGGTTTCGATGCGCAACTTGCTGCGCTGGACGTGCTCGCCGTTCAGTGCATAGCCTGGGTTTTCAGGGTCGTTTTTCTCCATCCAGTCGTTTTGCCCATCGTCGGCAATGCGGACGGTTTCAGCGGCGATTGCATCGAATCCGTCGGCTCGCGCGCGCGCGAAGTCGATTGAAAACGATTCGCGTTCCTGAGTCCACCTATTCACCGTAGGCACCGACGGCAAGTGTTCGTCTCTGCATACAGACTGCAGCGTTTCGCCGCTGGCTATGCGCTGGCAAATTTCATCAGCGACAGCCTGAGACCACAGCGAGGGCCTACCCCGCGGCCGTTTGGCAACTGGCGCGTCTTTCTTGCTCACTTGACAAGTTCCCTGCTCGCCTCAATCGCCGCCCTGAACTGCGGCCACACGCGCAGCGCCCATCGCAGAAACTGCGCGTGCTGCGGCGGGTTGACCTTGAACCATGCCGCGATGGATTGCGGGTCGTTCATGTTCACTCGCACGCCTGCACCTTGACTCGAACCATCCCGCCCACCTCGTCGGCCATCTCAAAGCTGATCCGCCAGCGCGAATCGTCAACCCCGAACACATCCGCCAGGCCGTCGATCCCTGACTTCATCCTGGCGAGACAGTTGTCGGGGTCATAGCGCCGTTTTGAAGGCGGGACGAATACCAGGGCCACATCCAGCCGCTTTGCGTCGATCCTGGCGGCTCCTTGCTGCCTTGCCGCCCATGCACATGCCTTGCGATATGCCTTCTTTGCAATGTAGTGGGACATGTGGTGCTGGCGCGCGTTGGGCGACAGGTTGCTCGGCGGCCATGGGAGGATGAGATTCACGCCGCCATCCTTTCCGGCTCGATCGCCCCGGCCGTGGCGCGCAGCAGTTCCATGTGCTTCAGCTTGTGCCGGTAGCGCTGGCGATAGACGGCGACGCGCTCGGGGCTGCGTCCGATTGGCGCGGTGCGCTTCATGTCCGCGCCTGGACCGAAAGCGTAGAGCGCGACATGAACACCGGCCTCGCGCACGTCCCAATCGGCGACTCTGATCAGCTTTCTGGCCGCCAGCGTACGCAGGACCAGCCGGGTGTGCTGGCGCGTGAATCCAATGTCCGCGGCGAGCTTTTCCGTGGTCAGCGGCCCGAGATCAACGGCATCCTTGATGGCCCCGAGCAGCAAAGCGGACTGCCCCGACTTGCGCGAAACAGGGCGCCAGTGCTCATGCGCCACGTCGCCTTCTTTTCCCCAGGCCCACACCGGCATGTACTTTTGCCGCGGGCCTGGCTTGACCCATTCGCGCCTGTGGATAAGTCCAGAGCGGAACAGGCTGTTGCAGATCCAGTACATCGTCCTAGGAAAAATCCTAAAGCGCTCGGCCAGCTGCGCCGCGGTCTGCGGGTTTCTGATGATGCTGGCAAGGATGGCGCAATAGCCATCGAGGCCTATGCGCGCGTCGCGGGCTTTCTGCAGGTTGCTCATGCCGCGGCCCTCCGAGACGCCATAGCGGCCCGCCTGGCCTCGTCTGCGGCGAGCTTTTGCTCCGGCGTGAGCTGCTGCGATGCGAGGTAGGCCTGCGTTTGCTCGATGGCCTGGGCGCCGTTGGCCTGGGCTACGGCCGGCGCAAGGCCGATGGCTGCGGCCTGTTCCCGCCTTCCGGCAAGGGTGGCGCAGATCCAGCCGATCGGCTTGGCAATGCCCCGCTCCACCGCCTCGCGGCCTATGCCCTCGAACTCGGCCGGCGTGGCACCCTGATCTAGCAAAGCCGCCAGCCTGGGGTCGTCGAGGTTGATCCGCAGCAGGTCGATGCCGGCGCGTTTTAGGGCCTGACCGATTCCAGCGCGCGCAGAAACAGCGTTAGCTGTTTCTAGTCTGGTGTCTGGTGTCTGGCTATGGTTAGGTTGATCGATCGTTGCACGATTCGTGCTCCGTTCGTTTGGTTTTCGTTTTGCCTTTCGTGCTGCCTCTCGTGCTTGAGCGATGCCACGATTCGTATCAGCCTGGGCTGACGCTTTGCCTATCTCAGCGTCTGCCCGGTCGTTGACCAATCCTGCGTCAGTCGTGCGCCAGTATTGGCCGGCAATCACGTCGATCGCCTCGCGCTCTGCCCTGTCTTGCGCCCGCAGCATGCGGTGCAGCGCCTTGCCGATCGGTAGCGGCTTCTCCGTGGCGTAGTAGTGCTGAAGCATCAGCAGATACGCGCCGTGCTCGGTCACGGACAGGTGCGCCGTGTCGCGCTGGTAATCGCCGATGTAGAGCTTGAAAAAGTTCACGCTTTTGCCCATTCCCGCTCAAGCCGGCGGGCCGCACTGGCAACCTTTCGCCCGGTCAGAAACACCAGCCCGACACGCTCGAGCTCGGCCATCCGTTTGCCGACTGCGTGGCCGGTTAGCTGCGTCCGCGAGCCGATGGCGTCCTTTCCCATCGGCCCATACTGCCCGAGCGCGGCGAGGATGATCCGGTGATGCCGGTTCTGAAGTTCCTTCGCCTGCGCCGCCGCTGCGTGGCTTGTACCTGGATCTGTGCACCGCGCGGCCGGCGGTGCGACGTCATCGAAAATCGACAGTTGCGAGCTCACAGCCTGACCCTCCGCAGCAGCTGCTCGGCCTCGGACTTCGCCGATAGGCCTACGATCGTTCCAGGATCGCCGAGTGCGACGCGACGCTCGCGGTTGATGCGCGCCGTCTCGGACTGCTGAACCTCGCGCGTGCGCTGCCATTGCGGCTCGAACATGGGCGGCCAGTTGTGCGCCCGGATCAGCGCAGAAAAGTGGCCTTTCGGGTAGTGCTTCATGTCACGCCTTTCTGCCTACCCGCGCGGGAAGGTCCGCTTCGCGCATCTTGCTGATGGCCAGCAAGTTATTCGGCGACAGCCGGAACCCTTCGTCCTTCGCCGGCTTGCCGTCGCGGGTGATGTAGTCGAAGCTGTAAACGCCATCGCTATTCGGACCCATGCGCGGCATAGGGCACAGCACGCACAGCCGACCGGACGGCGACAGGTAGAGATTGCCTGGCACCAAGTCGGCAGCGGTGAACTTCGCGGACTTCACGCTGCAGCTTTTTCAGCGGCCGGAAGATGTGCCCAGAAACGCCCGACCGTCTCAATTCCAGGGTTCGCAGTCTCTCCGCGCTGGATCTTATAAAGCGTGTGGAATGGCACCCCGGATGCTTCGGCGATGCTTTCCAGCTGCTTGATCGAGAACGGCGCAAGGCGCTGCCTTACATCGTCGCCTGAAGGAAGATGTGTGTGCATGTCGAGCATCTTACCCAATGCGGCAACGTTTCGTCAACCGATTTCGGCATCTAGGTGCTTTCCCTAGCTTCAAAATATTTTGCCTAAATCGGTTGACACGTCATTGCCACATCCGGTAAAGTTCACTCCATGCCCTGCAGACGGGGCTACAGGAGCAAAGCAAATGCAGACCACCAAGATCAGCGCCTACAGCCTCCAGCAAGTGCTGAAGGAAAACGCGCAAGGCGTCAAGGTAGCCGGTTACACGGTTCGCCCAGGCTTCAGCAACGGCCTGTTTATCTACGCCAAGCAGCAGCCGAGCGGATATGTGGGGTTCTCGACATGACCTACTACACCGACGACATCGACCTCGCCCTTTCCGCCGAAGGCGCCGAGCACGACGCGCAAGGCCTGGCCGAATCGATGCGTATCGCCGAAGAACTGATCGGCCACGCCGAGCGCGCGCTGAAGGCCGGCAACGCAGAGGCCGCAGCGGACTACATGCGCAGCGCGGCGCTCGAACTGCTGGGGGAAGCATGAACTACACAGCCCACATCACGGCGCGGGATGGAGTCATTCGGCGCTTCGCGCTGATCGCTACAGACCGCAGCGACGCGCTGGACGAAGCCCGGCTTCTGGCGCTGGCGCACTTCGGTCGCGGGTTCACCTACTCGGTGAGGCAAGCATGAAGTTCTATCGCTCAACCCGAGAGGCATTCCCATCGGAGCGCTTCCCCGCGATCGAAATCTATCGCCGGCCCTGGCCGGAACGCGCGGCCGGCTGGCTCGGCGTCATTGGCACGCTGTCGCTACTGGCTTTCATTGGTGTTCTTCTGGCCTGGAGGGGATGACATGAACGCGATGAACATCGACGCAATCCACCGCAAGCATCAAGAGAAGCTGGCGGAAGCGATTGATCTGCAGCAAAGCCTGCGCCACCGTCTGACGCATCGGCGCTGCGCCGGCCCGTGCAACCAGGGCCGCAACCTTTGCCCGTGCCCAGAGTCGTGCGAGATCATGAAAGACGACGGCGCGCTAAATCCTGCAAAGGGCATCATCTACGCGCTCATTGGTTCGCTCGCAGCGTGGGCTGCGGTCATCGCCTTTGCGCTGGTGCTGCGCGCATGAACGCACCGCAAACGCTACCGATCGGCTTGGTGCATGGCATGCCGAACGAGGAATACCACCGCCTGCCAGGCCTGAGCGCGTCGGGCATGAAGCTGCTTGCGCGCACGCCTTACCACTACCACAACCGCGCCAGCAAAGAGCCGACGCCAGCGATGAAGGCCGGCACGCTTGCGCACTGCGCGATCCTTGAGCCTGACGCGCTGGCGCAGCGCTACCTGGTGCGGCCCGCCGACATTGACGGTCGCACGAAGGAAGGCAAGGCGTGGCTCGCTGCGGTGCCGGCCGGTCTCGAAATCATCACAGCCGAGCAGATGGAAACCGCGCGGCGGCAGGCAGAAGCTGTGCGCGCGCTGCCGGAAATCGCGGCGCTGCTTGCCAGTGGCCAGCCGGAGGTTTCCGGGTTTTGGACCGATGAGGAAACTGGCATGCCTTGTAAGGTGCGGCCTGATTGGGTTCACGCAACGCCGGAGGGCGTCATTCTGGTGGACGTTAAGACGGCGCAAGACGCCAGCCCCGATGGCTTCCCGCGGGCGATGTGGAACTTCGGTTATCACCTGCAGGATGCTTTCTACACCGATGGATTCGCGCTCGCCAGCGGCTTGCCA